GAAAAGACATTACGTCTTCATAAATTGTAATGAAGAATCATGCGATAATATCGACGGCTTTCCTTATATTATCCACCCTGATGGTGAAATCAGTATCGGGTACACCGAATTTTAAAGACCTCGCACAACGCTAAGAGCGATAGAAAGGACAAACGCGTCACCTAGAGTGTTGACAGGCTTGAGGGTGCTTATATGTTTCACGAGAGACCTGTTCCATAGAAGACGAATCAGGAAGGTGGTGATGAGGAGGGCGAGAACGTACAAGAGAACTTCCCTGACCATATCAGTGCGAGTTTGAGATTTGGCAACGTCTTTAATCATTTATTACATGTTGATATTTTTTTTCTAAATAGACAGTAAGATGACCAATTTACCTCTGAGTGGTTCCGAACCAAAATTTACGAATAGACGATGGTCGACTAAAACGGGTGTTGGAAGTAATAACTGCTATGCGTATGCTGTGGGAGACTACGAAGCATACAGGTGGCAGAAATCGATACCGGGTGATCGATCGGGACTTTCTAACAAAGGTCACAATTACACGTCATGTAAGGGGTTAGCTGACCGCGTTGTTTCAGACAACCCAAAAAAGGTGTACAAAGCCCGGGCGAATGAAAAATGTAAAAAGGGGTACTACAAAGTCATGATGTTCGTGTCACCTGGGCGACCTGTAAACTATATCAGACAAGGTGATTTTCACTTTTATAAACAACATGGTGTTGTTGAGTATAAGATCAAACCGGGTGACACAATCGCGTCTGTGGCAAAGTTTTTCAAAATTCCAGTGTCCCGAATTCAAGGTGCGGGATCATTTAAAGTTGGTAAACGTATTGTTTTCCGTGCCAATGTATTTAGCCATAAACGTGGGTGGGCCACAGGACCTCTCCTGAAAGATGCTCGGGGTAATATGATCAAGGATCCACGGACATCTTCGAGGGATTATTCCACGCTAAACTATAAACTATACTGTGGGTCATTCTGCGTCAAGAATAGAGGAATCAAAGTCGGCAAGACTCACCCCAAGGTCGGCAAGAATACTGTCTAGGTCGGGCTGATTTTCAACGTCAAAGTTGATATCAAATAGATCCAATACATCGAATATGGAATCTTCATTCAATGACACAGAGTTTGCAACTGCTGTGTGATTGTTCTGAATCGTAACTAAAACATTAAAGTGAGATGCATCAAAAACTTTTCTGCACGTGGGACACGTGTTCTTACCTTGGTTTTTCCACGCCTGTAGACAGTGGGAATGAAATATATGTCCACATCTGATCGGAGGATTTGACCTCGTCGATCGGACTTCACCGAGACATATAGCACATATGGGCATTCTACAGTAGGGTAGTAAAGTATTTTTCGTAATTTAGCTCATGTTAATTTAATAAATTTTGGATGTATCGACTAGGGGTTTGTTGCAATCTACACATGGGCCCGTACCCTGGTTAGCCGCTTGCACTTTGTTGAAAAGTTCGGGACCAGACTTCTGGAGAAGCTGGCGGTAAGAGTAATTATCCTCGTAGGTAATATTGTTCTGCTTCATGACATAGTTGTTGAACAACTGGGCTGAAGAGTTCACAGTGAAGCATCGTCCATCGGCCATTCCAAGTCGTTGAGACATATTGTTACTATAAATTTAGAAATTAATTTGCCGGTTGTTAATTGTATGTAACCATGATTTGAATCCCTTATTTTTCAAATGTTCGACAAAAGGATCGCATCGGTATCCCAGATAAATATCAAATACATCAGTTTCCTGTGTTTGGGATACACGGATTGATTTGTTTTCATTTATGTGCTGATTAATGATATTGTAGGCAAATGCGATTTCCTTGAGTGTCTCCGCACCGGTGATAATAATTTTACCGGTGCTGAAGATACTGCAAGTAATCTCCTTCATATCATTTGCTGGTTTAAACTTAATCTTCACAGCGGAGTAGCGATCTGGTTCAAATGACACCTTGAAAATATCAGAGTACTCTTCAAACCAGTTAGAAACCACGTGAAGGTTGATATTGTAGTTTAAACTGAAGTTGGAGTTAATCATCACTACACGGAAGGAATCTTCTGGTATATCATGATCGATATTAAGAAAAGTCTTGAAAATGTATGCGAGTTGTGTGATGATACGCTTACAGTCAAAGAGATCACAACAACCAGCGACTTGAATACTTCCGTTGGGAAACACCTTTACAGACTTGGTACTGTAGCTGTCATGATACGTCAGTGTAACTTGATTGTAAAATGTCGTCGGTTTCAGTTTCCAATGAAATCCTCCATCACCTCCAGAACCTGATCGTTTCATAGTGTAAGAACCAATCTCCTCGAAAATAGCTCGAAGTTTCTTGATGTTAATCTCTTGAACAAAACTTGATATCATGGTTATCGTGGTAATCTTTACCCACGATGGCCTTAACTCATCAGGTAAAGCTTTGCGGAATTCATCCAGTGTCAGTAGATAAGAAAAACTGTTGTTTGCGATCGATGAATACATCTCGATTTTGGGACATACTTTATATGTTCCAGGTATCTCACTTAGGTGTTTAAAGACTAGATTATCTTTATATTCATATGAACTGCTTTGTTAAGAGTGCTACATCTGTTTATGATGTCGACTCTAAAATGAATTATATCGAAATCGTATACGAGCGATTCGTAAAGAAGGATAAGAAACACGACACGTATGTCGATTACATTTCCACCGAACCCAATGGAGATTGGACCATGATAAATTCTACCAAGAGAAACATATTATACGTAAAGTTTCTTGATACTATGGTTAAAAAGACACTTGAAGTGCAGCATAAAATAGCAGAGCTCACACTAGAAAATGTGTTTACACAAGACTATAACTATATTCGTCTCGCACATTCGAGTAAAATATTGGACCCCACATTCCAGCCACCGATTATCAATATGAACAGTGCTTGGCAAGTGGATTTTATGAAGAAATTTTGTAAGAAATACCTCCTTGAAATAGTTCAGAGGTGTAACAACATGGGGCGTTTAGAGTATTTCATTAACGTCCTGAATATAATACAATCAGAAGTATAAACAGCACACAAAGGAATATACCAAAATAAGGAATCCTCATCTCCTTTTTCACAACCTTCTTCTTTTTTGATGGGCAAGTAAAACCAGTATCTATATTTCGTTTAGGTTGAATAATGATATCACGAACAACTGGTTTTAATTGGTCGTTACATAATCCAAAATCACAAAATACACTACGATCATCTACAGATACTGGTTTACATACAGTTTTCTTCAGTTCTGAGAAATTTTCAAACTCACCTGTCTGTCGCATACCTCCTGGAAGGGAGAAATCATGTGTGACAAATGGATTGACGTCATTGATCGCATCTTCGTCGTTGAGCATATATGAACTCATACTTGTTATTACTTCAGATTATATTTCTTGTCTCGCATTTTAGTCTTATGTTCACACCACATCTGATCAAGATCTACGTTTAGCATATGTGCCAGTTGAAAAAGGTAGCTGAAAACATCTCCCATTTCCATCATAATATCAGTACCCCGATCCTTTTTGAGATTTGTCTTCTTGAACGTTTTTTTGTGTTGACGAATTGCCGACGCCAATTCACCAAACTCCTCTGTTAGTAAAAGCCACACCGTATCAACGGGAGCACGATCCCACCCTTTTAATCGACAAACCTTTTCAGTTTCAGTTTTATAGTAATTAAGACTCATACTTAATGTACCATGCGATCATAACTTTAAACTAGTTGATACCTATTTTTGTATTCTTGTCCAATTTATTTCCCGTAGTGCTAGTATTCACTGGGCGGTCCAAGAGGTTCCTGGTTGTGTCAATTTCCTTGGTGTACGCGATATACTGAGCTACACCCGTTTGAATCTGACCGACAGCTGTATCAATGACACGACCGTTCATGTACTTGACCTGCTTCTTAACTTCTTTATTGTGATCACCGGAATTGTTGATGAATACCACGCGCATGAGAGCGTATAAATCATCAGGATTCTGATAATCTATGGAGATGCCACTTTTATTTTTAAAGGCCTGACGAATCCCACGCTGAAGCAATTCAGTATTGAACTCAGAAAAAAAGAGTGAGTTCAGAGGAGTCTCGGTCTGTTTGATGGAATTGAGGTAACTCATTTAATATACTCGCCGAAAAAAATTATATGTAAATAGTAAATGCTGAACATGTCCAACTTCGACGAAGCGTATGCTCAACATCCAACATTAAAGAAGGAAGCTGAAATTAACTGCAAACCCCCAGCGTGCTTCGTGGGTTCGTATGCCCCAGTCTCCAAGGCTGGTGAGGAAGGTGCCTTTTTTGTAAACACATACCTTCTTCAACCCAACCGCAAGATGGAAGTGGCGGGAACTGTTCCCGTCCGGAGTAAAGACTTAGAATGTAAGAAGTAAGTTAAAAATAAAATTTGAACAATAGGTATATGAGAGTTATTAAACGCTCAGGTCGTATTGAGGATATGAAATTTGATAATGTCACCAATAGGATCAAGAATTTAACGTATGATCTCTCAGGAAATTGTGATTCGTCTAAGGTTGCGCAACAGGTATTTTCTTCCATGTACGATAACATCACAGCTCAAGAAATTGATATACTTTCAGCCGAAATTTGTATCGGAATGATCACATCTGACCCAGACTACGAGATTCTCGCGACCCGTATTATTGCGAGTAACATCCAAAAGGTCTGCCCAAACAACTTCCATCTCGCCATGAGAAAGCTTCATAAGGCTGGTATTATCACCGATGAAGTTGTAGAAGTCGCACAAAAGGTCAAAGAGTCTATTAAAACTGATCGTGATTTTGACTTTGGTTATTTCGGTTTGAAGACTCTCGAAAAGAGTTATCTTCAACGCGTCGATGGAAAGTTAGTAGAGACGCCACAGTATATGTTTATGAGAGTTTCTATCGGTATTCATGGTAAGGATATTGAGGGTGTACTGGAAACATATGACAAAATGTCTCAGGGTTTTTTCATTCATGCGACACCAACACTGTTTAATGCCGGAACACCCAGGCCCCAGATGTCTTCATGCTTTCTCATCGCCAATAAGGGTGACTCAATCGACGGTATTTATGGTACACTAACAGAGTGTGCCCAAATCTCTAAATGGGCTGGTGGGATCGGTATGCATATTCACGATATTCGTGGCAATAAGTCCCGTATTCGAGGCACAAATGGTCAATCCGATGGGATTATTCCGATGCTTAGGGTATTCAACGCCACAGCGCGCTATGTCAATCAAGCCGGTAGGCGCAAGGGTTCTATCGCGGTGTACATCGAACCATGGCACGCAGATATCATGGATTTCCTGGAACTTCGTCTCAATCAGGGTGACGAAGAAGCTCGATGCAGGGATCTCTTCTCAGGCTTATGGATTCCTGACCTATTCATGAAGAGGGTTGAAGAAGGTGGAAATTGGTCACTTTTCTGCCCCGACAAAGCTAAGGGTCTCTCTGATGTGTACGGTGAAGAGTTTGAAGCACTGTACACGAAGTATGAAGAGGAGGGTCTCGCCAATTCAACTGTTCCAGCGGCTGAAGTCTGGAAAGCGATTCTCAAGTCTCAGACAGAGACTGGGACTCCCTATATGCTGTATAAGGATGCATGCAATCAGAAAAGCAATCAAAAGAACTTAGGTACGATTAAGAGTTCTAATCTCTGTACTGAGATTATTGAGTACACAGATAAGGATGAGACTTCGGTTTGTAACCTGGCATCTATCGCTCTCCCCAAATATGTAAACAGGGAGGCGAAAACATTTGACTTTGATAAATTGCATGAAGTCACTAAGATCGTTACGAAGAACTTGAATCGTGTTATTGACCGCAACTTCTACCCAGTTGAAACGGCGAAGAAGTCTAATATGAGACATCGCCCCATTGGTCTAGGTGTTCAAGGTCTCGCAGATGTCTTCATTTTATGTGGTCTCGCATTTGACTGTGAAGAATCTCGACAGTTGAACGCACAGATTTTCGAAACTATGTATCACGCATCACTCGAAGCCTCATCCGAATTGGCGGAAGTTGATGGTTCGTATGAAACATTCGAAGGTTCCCCAGCTTCTCAGGGTATTCTTCAACCATCTATGTGGGATGGTGAGGCTAAGTACCCACTTAGGTATGATTGGACTGAAATGGCTGAGCGTATCAAGAATAAGGGTCTTAAGAACAGTCTTCTCATGGCACCAATGCCTACTGCTTCTACTGCACAGATTCTCGGTAACAATGAATGTTTTGAACCGTACACGACGAACATCTATCTGCGACGCACACTTGCGGGTGAATTTGTAGTGGTGAACAAACATCTCGTAGATGACCTAAAGAAGGCGGGTCTCTGGTCCAAGGAAATGAAAGATCTCATGGTCAAGGCGGGTGGGTCTATTCAAAACATTGTCGATGTTCCCGACGATATTAAGAAACTTTACAAAACTGTATGGGAAATTAGCCAAAAATGTATTATCGACATGGCGGCGGACCGTGGGCGTTTCATTGACCAATCACAATCGATGAATCTGTTCATGGAAAGCCCCACAATGTCCAAGTTATCTTCGATGCATATGTACGCGTGGAAGTCGGGTCTTAAGACCGGTATGTATTATTTGAGGAGTAAGGCAAAGGCTCGACCAATCCAATTCAGTTTGGAACCAGACTGTGTGGCGTGTTCGGCTTAAAGTTTTAACCACACTATAAATTAGAAATGTCGAAAATTAATGAAGCTATCAACAACCTTGAAATCGGGGAATATAACAATCGAAAAGTAGTTCTATCGACAAAACAGGGAACTCCTATGCGTATTCAGTTTCCGAGGTTGTATATGCCGTTTGGTGTGTCAGGATTTACACCTGAAGTAGGAATGACGAAGTATAATATTGACTTTGCATTGAAAGGACATGATGAAGATGGTAGTTATATTAAAAAATTCTATGAAGGTATTCGTGAGATTGAAGATAAGATCATAGAATCCGTGGTAAATCAAAGTGAAAAGATTTTTGGTAACCAAATGACAAAGGATGAACTCGTACCAATGTTCAATTCCAATGTCAAGGAGTCACCCGATAGGGAACCCAAATTTAGGGTGAAGGTTGATACCGATCATCAAGGATTGATTAAGGCTGGTGTCTACGATTCCGATAAGAACACGGTAAAGGCGGAGGTTTCTAATGGTCTCTATTCAAGAAATTCTGGACATGCTATTGCGGAGTTAAATAGCGTGTATTTCTTGAACAGGAAATTCGGTTGCACATGGAAGCTTCATCAACTTGTTGTCTATGAGCCTCAAAATTTGAAAGGTTTCCAATTTATTATTTAATATCGGAGATTTTGGGGAAGTCCACCCTGACCCGCGACAGGTGTTACCATACCACTACCCACTTGGTTCTTAAAAGCCGCATTGGGCCTGTAATTCCTAGCGCCACCGGGCATGTTTACATAAGCACCACCATTGGGCCCCTGCATGATGCGGCGACCCATATTATCCATATAATTCATAGGCATTTCTTCACCAAATTGAAGACCATCAGCTTGTGCCTCCATACGAGCCTTCTCGAGTGCCTGGTTATGAGCTTGTGTGGCCATATTAATAGCCTGGCGATGCGCCTTTTTTGCCATGTTACGCCCCTTTTCTATCGCTGAGAGAGCCTGTTTGGTGGTATTCTCCGCCATCCTGCGTCCATCTGATTGAACCTTATTAGCTATCGCTTTACCCTTGAAATTCGCCCTCCCATTGGATGGCATCGCATTGGCAACTTTCTTCACTGCGCTGTTATTCTTAGGCTTGTTACCTACATTTGTAGCACCTGGTGCGGCAGCCTTAGCCTTGTTCGCGACAGCCTTGGCTTGAGCCATCATACCTGGTGCAGCAGCCTTGGCCTTGTTCGCGACAGCCTTGGCTTGAGCCATCATACCAGGAGCGGCGGCCTTGGCCTTATTGGCGGCGGCCTTGACTTGGGACTGAGCCTTATTGGCAGCAGCCTTAGCTTGAGCCATCACACCTGGTGCAGCAGCCTTGGCCTTGGCTTGAATCTGGGCCATCATACCGGGACCCTGAGCCTTGGCCTTGGCAGCCATGGCTTTACCTTGGGACTGCGCCTGCTTGGCCATCGCAGCTCCCTGCTTTTTCATCTTATTCATAAAAGATCCAGCTTTTGCCTTTTTGACTGGAGCCATTTAGTATTTACTGACATTTTTTTATGAAATCTACTTTTTAGATTTTACACGCCGCGTGGGCTTGGTTAATAATATATGATAAATTTCCTGAGCTTCTTTGAGTAATTTCCCCTGTACTCGCATGAACTTAGAACGATCAATATTCAACCGGTCCTTCGCCTCCTTAACTGAGTAGTTCCATAACGCTATGGTCATTCTTAATTAATACATAGATTTTTTACTGATTGAGAAGTTTATCGTACGCCTTGGTTCCCTCCTTGGGAACACGGTGGAACTTACCATCCTTCGATTTCGCCTTCGCCGCATCAACAAACGCCTTGAAGGCAGTCTTCTTGTAAGCCTTCTTCGAAGCCTTACTCGCCGCCTTGGAGATAATCCGACCATCCTTCATCTTTAGGTCTTTTTTGGTGAGACCACCGCTTGTCTGGTTAGCGTTACCATGGAATACTTCTGCACGAGAACCAACAGTCATTTATCTTATGCTCTGAAAATTTTTTTGATGTCCAGAATTGAAATTTTATCGGTAATTCGATTGACGGGGATTTGTGTTTTAACACGATCGTCGTTAAGAACTTCCGAGCAAACTAACGATTTATGCCCCTGGAGAGCCATCATCTCTTCCTCCACACTGACAAATTGTACACATTCTTTGTATACCAACTTTTTCACAAAAACTGCGTGATTCTGACCCGTGCGATGACTCCTACCAACCGCCTGGAGTTCAGTGGCTGGATTCCATGCGGGGGCGGTAATATATACTCTCGTAGCTTCCTGGAGATTAAGACCCTGACCACCACTTTTTATCTGAATGATAAAAACAGCTCCAGGTGGTGCGCGTTTAAACGCATTAATTTGGTCAACTCTGTCATCTCTTGAAACTGACCCATCGATTCTGAAAACTGGACACTTTAAATTTTTCTGAATATGATTCATTTCACCACGAAACTGGCAGAATATCAGACTTTTTTCCTTTGGGTGTTCTTCAATCAAACTGAATAGTTTTTCCATTTTTTTTGACCTTCCGGTCCATTTTGTTGGTGAAACACCATTTTTAGAAGCCACTCCATCGAGATACATCTGTGGCCAAATCATACACTGACGAGCGCGAAGAAGACACTCCAAAATGACCATATTTTTTGAATTCAAACTCACTGTATTTTTGAAAACATCTTTGATAATATCCTGTGCTTCCAAAAATACAAATTCGTAGAGAGCCTTTTCTTCTGGGAGCATATCAAGTTCAACATTTTCAAAGTGACACGGTGGTAATCTCAAACGTTCATTGATCGATGCCAGATCATCCTTTGTTCGACGAAGGATGTAAATATCCTTGATATCTTTGGTCATAGCCTGAACACTCGACTTGTGAAAGCCAAAGAATACACACAAAGAAACAAAATCGTTCATCGAGTTAAATACAGGTGTACCAGTCACGACCCACTTAATAGTTGAACGCAGACGACATACACTTTTATACAACTTTGAACCACTGTTCCGTATTTCATGTGCTTCATCCAAAATGATTCGATCCCATTGCACATGGTGTAGAGGTGTAACACCACCATTCTCGGCACCCTTTACCGTAAGAACAGTATACGGTGCGATCGTAATGTTGCACGAGTGGTCAATCTTACGGTCGGGTCCATCGTACACATTCACAGATAAATTTGATGCAAATTTTTGAATTTCTTCATGCCATTGAGTGATAATAGATTTGGGCACGATGATGAGTGTACGACTTTGTGGATTTCCAAGTATTGTAGAAATCAGTTGTACGGTCTTGCCCAGACCCATTTCGTCACACAGAAACCCACCTTTGGGTCCTGATTCTTGATTTTCCATGTTGAGCATCCACATCACACCCTCCTTTTGGTACGGTGAGAATAGACGCCCGTTAAGGGTCTTTGTTGCCAAGGTGTATTGGTCTTCAGTCGTCATTGTAGGGGTCTTCATCAGGCAGTGCCTCAATTTCACAGATAATTGGTTCAGGTTCCTTTTTCTTTCGAGTCTTCTTCAACTTAGGTGGTGGAAGTTCATCAATATGTTCTCTAAAATAGAGCACCTTTTCCCAAAATTCCTTCATAATTGGGAAATTAGTCTTCCACCATTCGGGGTCCCGCTTAACATTAACGACATCGAATTCTTCTGGCTTAGGCCAATTCGTCTCTGCGGGTTTGTACTGAATAAAGTCCGCTTCTTCTAGATCTAAAATCTCCATACACAACTGAAGCTGTGGCATGTAATGGATAGGCACCTCACCGGGTACAATCTGTCGCATAGGAGGGCATTTAATCTCGACGAGCTTTCCAGACTCGGATACACCATCGGGACTCCCACCAAGCCATTTATGTACGGGGTGGGGGCATAGACCGAGTTCATGGACGACTTCCCCATGCCGCTCTTCGTATAAAATCCGTGCTTCATCTTCATATTTCTCACCGTGACGAGTGGCCGCATTGCCGGTAAATTTTTCACCGAGACCACATTTTTTCAACAAGAGATCGGCGGGTGTATCATATTTATTCACACCAATCGCCGTAGCTGCATCAGACGCAGTCAACATGTTACCACGGAGGGCGAGCCATTCTTCTGATTTCTGAGCGGCGAACTCAATTTCGAGTAGGGCTTTCACATTAGGATGCATTATTAAATTATACACTTCTCAATCTTTTAAGCCAATCCTTGTCGTTTAAAGTGTTCTATTCTTTGAAAAAAATGCTTTGCGGCTTCTTGTTCGGCATGTTTTTTACTTTTAGCGGTACCTCGACTTACATACTGATTATCGATATATACATCTATGTAAAATAGACCCTCATGGTGACCAGCTACACGGTATTCAGGGAGTTGGTGATTGTTCACTTGACAATGACGCATGAGATGATCTTTAAAGTTATCGTCCACCATTATGGAATTCAGGTCAATCATAGCGGGATTTGTGTAGATCCTGAGTACGAATTCTTTAGCGTGAAGAAGACCGAGATCCATGTAAAGAGCCCCGATGAGGGCTTCGAAAACATCTTCTAAAATCTTGGGGTTGTTATTCCATCCATTGCGCATACCCTTTTCATCCATGATAACCAATGCATTCAACCCCATAGTGTTGGCTATTTTAGCCAATGTTTCACCACGAACGAGCTTTGTACGAGCTTTCGTGAGGAAACCTTCTTGTCGACTTTCATAACGATCAAATAAAAATTTGGTGATTACGAAACCCAGAACAGAATCTCCGATAAATTCCAGAGTTTCAAATGATTCTGTAAATTGTTCATATTCTTTTAGTGCGGATTTATGTGTAAAAGCCTTTTGGTACAAATCAAGATTTTTGATCTTTGTACCAACAAGTTGTTCTATTTGTTCTTTCGTTACGAAAGTAACCATCTTGTTGTTAATACTATGTTTTATTTTTTTAAGCCTTTACAGGTTCCTTCTTAATGTAATGAGGAGAAAGGTACTTCTGGAGGTTGAGGTAAGTTACAACGACGTCAGCGGGGGGTGCGAGAAGATCCCGAAGTGTGTCGTCTAGGATGATCTGGCGACCGTTCTCGGGGTGCTTAAGACCCTTCTCGAGGATGTACTTGTTGATGAACTTGGTCACCTCCGAACGAGAAATGAGTTCCTCAGCTGGGAGGGCAAGGAACGCGCGCAACTTAGGTGTGATTTCCTGCTTTCGGTTAAACCCGTTGTTCTCAGCACGCTTCTTAGCCTTCTCACCATCGGGATCCTCTTGGGTATTCTTGATCTTACGGATGAGCTTGGTGAGGGTCTTTACCTCGGAACGAAGAGCAACGATATCGGTTTGAATGGTTTCAAGAGACATTATATCTATCTTACTGACTTAATCTTTAAGTCATGGAATACGAGAAACAATAATGTAATTATCACAAAGAAACCAAACAGATAATCACGGGTAAAGAACCTAGAATCATTTTTCGGTTTACGCTTGGGTCTCTTTAAAATTCGGAAAGGTTGCCCGGAACATCCACCAGCACAACACGCACTTGGGCACGGGGAAATAGTTGGACCTCTCCTCGCACCACAGAATTGATTCTTCGCACCTTTGTACTTGTAGCATCTACACTCGTCTATAATACCACAGTCCATAATATTATATCACAATATAATAATGGATGAAAAGATTTACCCTAAGGAGACTATCGAAAAATTTATGAATGATAATCTACTTTTCAAAGATTCAAAACTCAAAAAATATTTTGATAGAAATGAACAACGAGACTTAAAAAAGTTCAGGGACCGTGTCCATAGTTCATATCCTGATAAAGACTTTGAGAAGATGATTTATGTTTTCATCACAGACTCTATCCGTGATATCATTCTCCAAACAACTGGAGAATTGACAGAATTTCTCAAATCATCGGGCGATCTCATCATAAGTGGGGGTGAGGCGTTTAACATGTATGTAGACTTCAAAGATCGTATAGTCACGAGTGACATTGACGCAAAATTTGTACCACATATGAAAACCAATGCGAAATACTTTGGAAAACTCCAGGCTTTGAAACTACTCTTATGGAATAAACTTGGAGAAATATCCAGTCGCTTAAATGCACGGATTAAAAATCGTGTATTGGCACAGAAAGGTAAATTGACCAAATTCCTTGGTGTGGGATTCAAAAACAAGGGGCCGTATGTGACTAGAAGGTACACATTGATCAAGAAGAAGAAGTCGAGGGAAAACAACAATCCAGGAAAGGGTGATGTTTTTATTGATGTAGAGTTATTCGCACTGGATCTCAATGTTAGATATTTATCACCTAAAACGGGTAAAATTCAGGATTTCACGATGGGTGGTATCTTAGATATTCCATTCATGCGCCCAGATGAGTTTGGTTCGGATGTCGCCTTAACGAGAAAGAAGGGGATAACATACCGCAACGCCAACACAGGAAAGATGGTTGTAAATAACAAAATTTTAGTTGCGAGTAAGGAATTCTTAATTGGAGACATTTACCTCATGCATAAGCTCAAATTGAGACCAGAAAAGAAAGAGAAGGATCGTCAACGACTTATAAAACTCGGAAAAATGTTTAATAAAAGCATCAAATCGAGTGACTCTATCGATGATATATTCAAAAAGGTTCGTAATAAGATCAAAAAGGTACGCGCAGTACGTGCCAAACCTGGGAATGTGAACATTAAGAAAGCATCCGGTATTAACCCGCGTAACTATAGTAAATTCACGACAGAACCACTAAAGGAGCGTTTATCTAAGCAGTTGGTACACGGCATTAAGACTGTTACCCAGGGCACAAAGGTAGGCAATAATTACGAAAAATCATCAGGGAATAAACGCTTCAATGTAGAATCACTCAAGTGGAAAACTGTTAGTAATAAGTCATATGTAAAAAATGAACAAAATTACAGGCCAAAGAATGCGCAAAAAATTGATAAGAATATCAATGTTAAGAAAACATTGTATGGGTACAGAGGAAATAGAAATGACTGGCTCTCGAAATCAATTCTAGACAAGGCGTCTAATATACCATTTGTTGGGTTAAAGAAATGAAACACATATAGAGTATAAATGATTTTTGATACCCTCACTAAAGGTGAAGATGGCCTCCGAACCGTGAAGGTCCGCAATGATAACAAGCGAAAGGTTTTCGTTCAGCTGAATGGTGTTAAAATTTCTGACATTTCCGATGATATTCTCATTGACATCGTATCTGATGTGAATGTTGAGAAGATCAAGGTAATCGATTCAGGGAATGTCACGGCCGCCCAAGAGAGTGCGGTTGATTGGTTTGGTAAGGAGTTATCTGAGGATGTTATCAGGGGAGCTTACACACAAAGTGCACCAGACAATCAGCTGAGATGCGAACGAATCGACGTCACCAAGGTTTTCAATTCTCAGCAGGAGGCTGTGGACTTTGAAACTCTCCAGAAGGATAAATCTTGTGATGTCATCCTCGAATTTTCCGAACTTTGGTTCGCCAAAAAATCATTCGCGTGTACATGGAATCTCGTTCAGGTCAGGCTTCATCCAGAGCCAATC